GCGGCCGGTTTGTAATAATTCACCTACTGTTAATTTAGCGACCTGTTCCAGCGTCATGCCATCGCCCGTTGCATTGTTATCCATGTAATCAAGCTGTGAAGGTATCTCAACAGTAGGAGGCTTACTAAACGCCATGCCTACCATTGCTTTTAACGTGCGACCTGTGACATTGACAAATTGAGCGCGGTTTGTATATGCCTTATAACGTGCAATAGAATCAGCGCCTTCTTTATTCGGATGCGGTAGATAGATTTCACCTGCATCACGCACTGCTTTAGCGCCAGACACGCAGTCACGCACTAGCTTCCACTTACTGACGGAATCAGTATATTGTTGGTGCTGGCTGTCTACTGGCATTTAGAATCTCACGTTAATGTCGATCATAGGTTTATGAATAGGCCATTTTCTGTTGATAAAATACCCTGAGCAATCTAGCCAATCATCGACTGCTGGATGATCGGTAAACTTTTCGGGATCACCTTTCTTGTCATAGCCTTGCGTTTCTAGTGCGTGGGCTAAGTTAGGGCATTTATCGGTATTAACTTTTGTTTTGTTATGTGAAAGCAAGCCATTCCATGCGTTTATTCTGTCTCTTACCGCTGGATTAGCCGCTGGAGCGTCCACTTGATACCCTGCTTTCTCAATTAAGCCTATATCTGATAACGTGGCATTCGTTGAACCACTTCGACCGCTGGCATCAGGGTAGATAATGACTTTCTTGCCATCGTATCGACTTAAGTTGTTAACAAAATCGTATGTATCGTGACTGACAAACTCATCAACAGCGATTGGCTGGTTATTCTCAATAAGCCAAGTTGTTGCACATGTACCGCCGACGTTAAAATCAAGGCCAATATGTAAGAATTTATCTGCATCGGTTATGGTTCTGTCTGTGTGATGAATCGCTCTACTAAAGAAGTGATACACCTTGTTACGAGTAAAGCTAACCCAGCCACCAGAAACGAAAGCCTCTGCCATGATTGGATCATAGTTTTTGCAAATCTGTTCGACATAGCCATCAGGAAGAAACTTATTGCTGTCCGTTCCAGCTTTTATGTAGTGATAACCGCCTTCTACATTTTCACCATTACCCCATGTTTCATAACAAAAACCGCTCATGCCTTGATCTGTTGTGCTGGCAACCGCCAATGTATTGCCACAAGGATGGCTGGTCTTTTGTCTTATACGCTCGGTTATCTTTGTCCAAGCGTGTCGAGCTTGTTCAGTCTTTAACGTGTCTAATTCATCAACGCCGCCGTGTGCTATTTCGTATGAAACGATGGCATCTGGATCGTGATAAGTATCAAGATAATAAATACCGTTATTAAGCGCCGGTATGGTTATCGTTAAATCAGACTTATTTAGTGTGTACTCGTAACCTAATCGCTTAAGATAGGCTTGCACGCCACTTAAACCGCGCCTTTTAGCTAACTTATATGATGGAAAGTAATGTCCAACGCTAACACCTGGATCTTGTTCCATCAATGTCACTAAGCGAATTATTAATCCTTCACTCTTACCGCTACCAAAACCGCCAAACATTGCAGGATTAGGATAAGGCGAGTTAATAAGTAATTCTTGTGGCCTAGTAATCTGTATGCGTTCACTCGACAACATGGAAAACCCTTGTTATCTGTTCGCCAGCATTATTCTGTGTGTTTTGCTGAATACTTGCAGGCGGCGCATGACGATTATTTATCTTGGTCATTACCGAAAGCTTATCGACACCCTCAATCACTGCTTTAAAGTCACTACCCGTATCTGAGTTAGTGATTAAGTCATTAGCTTTTGCCATTGCTTTGTTGCTGAAACGCTCAATATCTCTTAACAGGTCAATTTTAAACTGGACAGAGTGGTTAACCGCGTCCAATTCTTGTCCAGTTAATAACGCACTCGCTTGAATTACTTCAACTTTTTTGTCTATAAGCTCTTTATTCTTTTTATCTAGCCCGTTAGTGATATTGCCTACTGTTGATCGTGATATTTTATGCTTATCTGCTAATTCCCTTATGGTGTATTGACCGGTATGGTAATCAGCTAGTAATGCCTCTTTGTTATATTTTGCCATTAGCCTTTCCACTGGATTAGCTTTACCAACCCACGGGATTGGTTTGTTGTTTAGTTTATGGTGTTGCCTAGCCTCTAGTTTTTACTGTCGCTCAATCAATCTATCGAGCTTATCGTTTATTCTGTTCATCTGAACGCTTATGCTTTCAAGGGATCTAATATTTCTGCTATCGGTTCTATCCATCTGCTCTGATATAGCTGTCAATTGCATATCATGCGTTGCTATCCTGCTTTCAATATTCATGGCCCATACAATCATGGCAGCGGCAAGTGATAATGTAGTGAGTAGATGACCAGCATTAAGGCGCTTATCTAAGTGCCAGTGGTTCCCCTCATCGCCTCCCCTGTTGTCTACCATAATCACTCCATGTCTAAAGAATCACCGTCTAACACGCCACCACTTAAGGTTATTAGCATGGACGGTGAACCATAAAAAAACCCGCTGCAACAGTCAAGTGAGCGGGTTTAGGTTATTTGTTGTTAAGCGTTGCTTAGTGTATGTCTATTTAATCATAGTATGGTTAATATACAAGTGGAAAACAGGAGGTCACATCAGCACCTTATCGGCTATTACCTCTTTAATCCAATGTACTCTTGTCCTCACTTTTGACCTTGTTAGCCCCTCCATCTTGGCAATGCCATTATCACTTATGCCTACTTTCCACTTTAGCCTCGCAATCTCACGGTTAACATTGCATAAGCTACCGACAATCTCTTGAGTGGCTATATCTTCCGGCATGGTCTGCTCAAGCTGGATATCACAGCAGTTAATGCCTCTAACCCGTTCTTGCTCGGCTGAGGCATGAGGTAAACCTAAATCGGGCAACCCTGTTCTAGTGAGCCATCCCCACCGCTTTAGCAAGCGATCTGCTCTGTTTATTTTTTCTTGTGTTATATTCATCAATGAACGTGATGATATCGTCGAATATATCGAACTCTGCCGCTTTCGCATTGTAAACCCCGATTAAATGATTATGATTGATGTTCAGTATTGATGGTGCATTCGACCTGATCACACGCAATTCACCGTTATATAAAATATATACTGAGCCAGCAGACTCAATGCCTGATTTAATCTTTGCAAGTGTTTCAGCTTTTATTGTCATTAGCCTTTCCTTTAACATTCACCTTAAAATCATCATTACTTTTGTCACGAATACCCCATACTATTTGTGACAAATTCTCCTCGAGCTTCTTTTTATCTTCTTTGCGTCTTCCGCTGCCTTTCCCACCATGTGTCGCGCTCATAGCATTACATCCGGCTCATGCATTGTTTGCGGTATGGTGTAAACGTGTGAGCTATACAAGCCGCCTGACTTTCTAAACGTCAACATTTCCATTTCACCGTCACCCATGTACCCCTTTGATGCGTGCCAGCTATCAGGTGGTGGTAATGCAGCAAAGACTTTATATTTAACGCCAGGCAGTGACTTAACGTTTTCTTTATGAAAGTGACCTACGCACCACATACGGCTAGTTGTTCTTCCCCATGATTTAGGCATGTCTCTTGCCATGCTTGAAGCTAATGATTCTGGTTTTTGCTTATCGCCATGATGAATGCCTAATAACCAGTTTCCGTATTCGATGTAGTTATAAAAACCGTCACTGTGTAAAACATTAACTCTTGGCTCATTTCTAAATGCTAGCGATACACCAACCCTTATAACCTCTGATGAATCGGTATCATGATTCCCTTTAGCTATTACTACGGTTACTTTCTTAAACTTATCTAGCATTTTGTCGATCATATAAATCATGCACATTGCCGCTTTACGATTGACTGGCCCTTTCCGTGTATCAACGTCTTGAGGTGTGCCACCAAAAGTCATATTATTTTGACCATTAGTGTGTAGATAATCACCTACATCAACCAGTAATCCCGTTTCTGTTAGCTCTGCTTTATCAACTAAATAATCAATCGCATCCCTTAGCTGTTCTGTTGCAATATCGCTATCAAAATCACTGTGTTTTGTTTCTTTCCCGTGGGCATACATGCCAATGTGTGCATCCCCGATAAAGATACCCGTCATTAGCTGGTCAGTATGTTTTTTAAACTGCGTTAATTTTTTCGCTTTTCTGGCTGGTATTTCTTCACATAGGCCGTTAACGTATTCCCGCATGTTGTCGGCTTGCTGTTCTTTGTCTAAATCTGTTTTAACCCACTGGATTTTGACATTGCCTGCTTCGTCATAAAGGATTGATTTGCCTTTCATGTGATATGGATCTGGTATCGCTTCTATTGAGCCATCACCATGTGTTATCGTCTTAGATGCCGCTTTTGCTTTTATTCTGCTTAATGTATGGCCTACATTTGAGGTAGTGGCGTTTAATAATTTCGCCGCATCTTTTTGAACTCCATTACTCTGAATAACCGCATTAAGTATGCTTTCTTGTGCTTTCGTACTAGCAAATGGCCTTAAATACTCTAAATCCATTAGATACTCCCTGTTTGTTTAATTCGCAACCTACCGTTAAACCATCGACGCAATACGTAGCTTCTGATAAATGAAATAACCGTGAACCATAGCCCGATGATGATGTTGTCTTGAAGTGGCAAATGAACGTCAAAGAATGGAAATATCACCAACTGACTACCTAATGCCACAAAGTAACCAATCAGGATATTTACCGAGCTTTCTAGTGCGCTGTGTATTCTTGATTGCATATCAATTACCCGCCTTATCTATCTTGTCCTGCAATCTGAACATGTCACAGCAAATCTTATGGGCTAAGTGATATAAGCTAGTTTCATCATCAAAATCATTGCTTTCGCCTTGATACTCATGCCGACCGCCTGCGTCTTTATATCGCCGCTGTAAATCTGGCACTTTCTTCCAGTTATCGTCACTGTATTTTTTAGCGCCATACGTTAAAACCTTGACCACTTCATGTAACGCGTCTTGCGGTACAAGTGAGTATCTTGGCTTGTCGTTATCATATTTAACGCCAATATTCGGAATATCATTATTCTTTGTATCAACTTGACTTGCCATGTGAGCATATAAAACGCCGCCATGATTGATTAGGGCGTTATCAATATCTTTACCAGTCCAGCCTTCACCTGTTGCGTAATCCTTCATTATTTACCTGCCTTATCTAGCTTGCGATTTACCTTGACCATAAAGTCTATTAATGCGTCTTTAAGCTCTTCATTAATGGCGAGTAGCTCCATGTTGGCCTTATCAAGTCTCCTTCCTAAATATGAGTTATAAATTGACCACCCAGAAGTAAATAAAACTAATGAGATTAAGAACCAAAATACCTTGGCTGAAATAGTTACTGTTATCATTCATTTATCTCCTGAATTATCTGCTCTACGCTGTGAACTACTTGGTAATGTCCACGCCATTCATCGCATAATTTGACTTGACTATCTTTTAAAGCACCCGATTTCCATTCGCCTGATTTAGTTAATGTCTTTTCTGGATCTTTAATTTCAAACCAAAACGTCTTGCCCTTCCACCCGACTAGCAAATCATCCATGCCCGTTTGAACAGATGCCCCCATCGAGCGTAGATAAGCGACTATCTCGCCTTGATTGCTATCTACCCTTGCCGCCTGTCTGTATTTGCTCATTTCGCCTTATTCCTTAATCCGTGAACGGTTTTTAAGTGATTGCGTGTGGCCTGTTTTACTTCCTCTGATTTATCATCCATAAAAGCCTTTAATTGCTCAGGATTGCCAAGTAATTGAACTGCTTTGGCATTGATAGAACCTTGACCTTGATATCTATCGCGCATCTAATAACCTCGCATTTACTTTTTCCAATAAATCCAGTTGTGATCCATGCTTTCTTTCCCAACTACGCACGCCATGACGATGTAAATCATCGTGGCAATATAAGCAGAGCGGTATAGTCATTTCATCTGGTGATTTCATGCCCATGCCCGATGTACCGTGACCAATTACATGATGAATTTGAACCCCGAAGCCGTGACACGTCATGCACTGCATTTGTGATAACTTGTCGAAACGCGCTTTATTTTCTTTGGTAGTTTTACGGGCCATTACATTTCAAACCTATTCGGAAAAGGAAGCGTTATGCCCGTATTTGATCCAGTCCACTTATCAAGCGTTAAATAAACCTCACTAACTTGCTTAGTGTTTAGCTTGGTTGTCGATGCTGTGCCGTACATGGCCTGCTGAATTGGTGACCATAAATCAGACTTGATGCTTTCCATTGTCCACGGCACTGAAAAACTGTCTTTCATTAGCTTGTAAACAGCTTTTTTATCGAACCCTGCATCATTTAGCCTGTTAGCCAATAAACCCGCGTACAAGTGAATAGAGCTATTCTGTGTGCTTGTTCTACGCTTTCTAGTAATGGTTACTGTTTCGCCTAGTGCAGAGTTTTGAATGTAGTAGATAACATCCAATCTATCTTGCTCAGTGGTGAGAGTGAACTCACTCATACCGTTACCCCATATCCGTTTATTCTGTCCATGATTAACCAAGCTAATCTGCTGTTTTCGTCTTCATTTACTTTCTTTTGTATTTCAATACTGCATAACGGGTGGCTAATATGGCTAGCTGGTTTAATTTCACCGCAATGCAGGCATCGTTTAGCTATTACAGAGCCGCTTGATTCATATCTGCCGCTTCTGTTAGCACTTGATGTTGTGTTAGTGATGCTTCCTGATAGGCGGCTCATGCTTTAAGCTCCATAAATGACTCAATAAATAACTGTGCAGTTTTTGCTTGAATTGCGTTGCCATAGCCTTTGAGTCTTATGTTTTTAGCTAATCCTGTGTTATTAGCGTTGATTGAACCGCCGCTATACACCACGCCTCTGGCAACCCCATTAACCAGCGGCTTAACGCCGGATTTAATTGGCCTGTACTTATTATCTCGGCAGTAGAGCCATTCGATGTCGGTACTTGGTCTTTCAGATTGGAGCATCCCGCTTTCTGCTTCGCTCTTGCTAATGCTTCGCCTGATCGGATCGGTAGTGAGTCCATCACGTTCGGTGTTCCCCACCCTGCTATCTGAGCAGACCCCTCCAAATTTATTCCGTGTTTCCCTGCTAATACCACTGGTGAGTTGTGGTTCGGGCCGCCGGTTCCCGTTTTCGGAGTAGGCCAGCCTGCTATCTTGGCTATATTCGGCAGCTCCTTTTTCCCCTTCCCAGCTGACCCTCTCTTGTCGCTGGCCAATGGAGTTGGCCACCCAGTAGAGCCGCTGTCTTTGGTGCGCGGCGTTGACGCTATGTGCGCCCAATACTGCATGCCCAACGGCGTAACCTTCTGCTTCCATTGTTGCCTGTAAATCATCGAGCCAGCCGTGTCTAATTGCTCCTTCAACTTGCTCACCAAAAATAACGTTAAATCCGCACTGTTTAACGAGCTTTGTAAAATGGGGCAGTAAATGTCGTTCATCTTCGTTTCCTTTCTGATTTCCGGCTACGCTAAATGGCTGGCATGGAAGTGATGCTGTGCATACTTGGCGGTCATCGCTCCATCCAGCGTTTCGTAATGAGTGCGACCAAGTGCCAATGCCTGCAAAAAAGTGATGTTGAGTAAATCCCTTTAGGTCGTCCGCTTTAACTTCAATAATTGAACGTTCATCAACTTCTCCATCTGCAATATCACCATTAATGATTAATTGTCTAAGCCAAGCAGCGGCATCAGGATCATTTTCATTGTAATAAGCTCGCTTAATACCCATAAGGCGTTTCCTCTGTGAATGTTTGCAGCTGTCCGTTAAAGTGGAATTTCTCAGAGAGATCACCTATTGCACCTTGACGATTCTTGCCCATGATGAATCTATGATGTGAGTAGTCCATGACCTTCTCGCCATCAACAAACTTCTCAGCTTCTACGGTATGCAGTAATAAAATAATGTCAGCGTCTTGCTCAATGCTTCCGCTGTCACGTAAATCTGATATTTTTGGAGCGCGATGCTCTTTGTCATTACCGCGATTTAATTGGCTAACCAGAATTATTGAAATATTCAATTCTTTAGCTAGCTTCTTCATTGCCCGTGTGACCATCCCTAGTCGCTCGTTAGCACTAGTTGCCTCGGGAACTTCAACGAGTCCAATGTGATCGACTACAGCCACCTTTACGCCATCCTTTCTAGCCCATACTCGGATTTGATTAACAATCTCAGATAATCGGTACTGTTCAACGTTAAAATGTATCTGCCAGTCGACTATGCCTTGAGTCCTCATTCCTTCGCTCATCATGCCAAGCGCCATATCGTCAGCTTTGTATAAACCACTTATATTTGCTTTGCAGGTTGTCGCTATTGAACGCATGCCTAATTCAGCACTGCCCATTTCTAAAGAGCAGATACCAACTGGATCACCATTTCGGGCCATGTTTAACGAGATTTGCAGTGTTAATGCTGTTTTACCTTGTCCCGTTCTAGCCGCTACGACCATTACGCGAGCAGGTTGTAAGCCGCCCATTTGTCTATCAATGCCATTTAAGCCGGTTTTTATACCGCTACCGCCTTCGCTTATTTCTTCGATATGAGCAACGGTTGAGCTTATTAACTCCTTGAACGTCATTGATTCGTTTACACGTACTTTTCTATATTCATCAATTGCACGTTCAAGGTAGGTTGCTGGATCATCTTGGTGTTGAGCTTGTTGCATGGCATGTTGAAAAGCTGTTTCACGATTAGATGAAAGCATTGCTTTGCAGAAAGGCTCTACGCTTGCACCGTAAGCGCGTTCCGTTGCCATCTCAGCCCATTCAGCGGCATAGTCTGATACTTGTTGCTTAACGTAGATTAGGGCTGTTGGCATGTCTCTATCGGCTAAAGACTGCATACCTTTCCAGCATTCAGCAGCATGTAAGTCTTGAAAGTCGTTAAAGCTGATTAATTCACGAGCGATAAAAAACTGATCAGGGTTATTTAGGATTGTGCCTATTACACGTTGCTCATTCATTAGATTTGTCTCCGCTTAGCTTCTTGCGGTTGACTAAAGCTATTACCACCAGAGTTAGGGCTTATAATCCACTCGTGATTTATTGATAACCAGCTCTTTTCAATAGCTCGAGTAATTGCTACGTTTTTAGGTATGCCAGCTAATACACATTTATCAAGTTGGTTATGTAATGCTTTTAATGCAGTAGGAGAATTAACTGCTTTTTTTGTTTTTCTAACCTGCATCCATTCAGCCCATTTTTCAGGATCAATATCAGCAGGTAATTTAGGCTTAGAAGCCGTTACAGGTTTAATCTTATCTTCTCTCTTCTCTTCTCCTCTTATCTCCTCTGTAGCCGTTACTTCTCCGTTACGTAACGCGTTACGTTTGTTATTTTCTCTGTAACGCCTTTGTCTATCAGCGTTTGAGCTATCAGCATCAGAACGCATTTGACGTTTATTCCATGAAATAGGTTGCCAATTATCATCAATCAAATCAGAGGCAATTAAACGCTTTTTAACATCAAGAATAATCGCGTAATCTACCCATAATTTTTGGGCGACAATTCGGTCTAAAATATGTGATTCACAAACTTGATCTGTAACGCCTTCACTTTTTAGTGCAAGTATTGCAATGAAGTGTCTTTGATCTTCAAAAGCAAGTGCAATCATCTTAGGATCATTAAGAAAGTCTGTGTACATGCGAAACCAAGGCATAGGCTTATTCATACAGCCACCTCTAGCGGATAGTCGCTCATATCGTATCTAACAGCTAATGTAGGGTGATTCTTTTTAGCCCATGACCATCTAGCATGAAAAGCAAGGATTAAACACTCGTATTCATAATGCTCACCAAAATACCGTTGTTTATCCATATCAAATCCAGCTTTATTCAAACCGTCTAATTCAAGTCTGAATACCACTTCTGGCATTCTTAGCTGTTTAAGCTCAATAGCTTGTTCAATAGGTGATGATGCGATTGCAGTCTCAAGCTCTTTCTTTGCTCTTGCGTAACCGACTTGATCTGATTCGTTAGCTATTGCTAATTTATATTTGTGTATATCAAAGTTCATGTGATATTATTTCCTTGTATTAATGAATACCGCACGAGAGTTAGTAGCTCCATGACTGCGGTATTTTTTTGTCTAAAATTCAGGTTAGACATTCCTGTTTTACTTCTTAACTTTCTGATCGCAACAAGGGCAGACACCAACAACCCTCATTGCTTTTCTGGCCTTAACCATCCCAAACTCACGGCGACCAGCAATAACCCCATAGAGTGTCGGCTTGGTAATAATCCCGTTTTCTATCAGCTTATTAATGCCGTACTTTTTAACTGCTTCTATAAAATTATTTATTTTCATGCGTAAAGTTTACTCTAACAAAACATTTAGTGCAAGATAACATATTGAATAAGTTTTGGTAAATAAAACTTGATATTGTATTGTGCTGGCCTTATATTGTTTACTATGAATAAACTATATAAACTTATCTTCATGGAAGAAGAATGGTATAAAAAAGCTAAACGGCTCTTTAGGGAGCGTAAGATCTCACAAGATAAAATTGGGATCAGGCTTGGTGTGGAAAAAGCATCTGTTAGCCAGAAGCTAAACGGAAAGCGCACTACTACTATAGATGAAGTAATTATTATGGCTGACATGCTTGGAATGAGTATGGATGAGCTATTAAGTGACGATCCTAAATACACCAGGAATAAGCAGGACTTAGAGATAATAAGTAAGCTTCGATCTATTTCTGATGCAGACTTTCAAGTCTTTAGCAAGATGATTAATTCACTTAGTAACGACTAATTGCCAATTGTGTGACTAAGATCACGTATTGACCAAAATAACCTTTACTGCTACGCTCGAATATCAAACCAATTGATATATAGGGATATGCAGCCTTGCTTTCTAACAAAAAACAATCAAATGCGCCTCAATTAGAACGGGCGCTACTAACCGACGATGAAAAAAACATCTTAGAAAAAATAAACGCACTGCCAAAGTCAAAGCTAAAACTGGCAATCAAGTCACTCAATAAATTTACAAGCATATAAGAGCTACTATCTAATAATTAACACCTAATAATTAGATAGTAACCCGCAATTAAATCCCGCCTCGTGCGGGTTTTTTTGTGCCCGTGAAAATAAAGTTTACTTAAACAAAATATTTTCCTTGCATTGTTTGTTTCGTTACCGTAAACTTATCACAAGTTCAAAAACAAACGGGAGAGACAAGATGTACGAATCAAGAATTACAAAAAACCAAGACAACAGCTTCTACGCAATTATCGTAAGGATTGATAAAGACGGTTTTGAAAATGTCATTCACGGTTACAAAGGTCGTCATTTTGCTTCTGAAAAAGCAGCAATCAAATCTACATCAAACTACATAGCGAAGGTGTAAGACATGCAACCAACAATCGAAACCAAAACATATAAAGCAGAAAGCGGATCTGAATATATCGCCACTATGTTAAAGGCAATCTTTGTTATCTGTTTCTTTGCTTATTTAGGTGCTTATATCGCTTTGGAGGTTTTAGCATGATTCTTTTAGCTAAAAAATCACAACCAGACTACGTTGATTATCAAACGGTAATAACAATAGGTTCTTGCGAATATGAAGCCTTTGTTGATTTTGATTATAAACGTAACTTCCCTTATGAAGATGATGATATTGAGTTCAAATCAGTAATGATTGACTTAGGCGAAAACGGTACATGGTGGACATTGCCAGCAGAGATGGTCAGCAGAATAAGCGACAAATCAAAACATGATTTAGTGCTAGCTATTAATGACGTGGATAACTTCTGATGAACAACATCAAAGACCTACTAATCAGCATGGCTTGGTCGGCATTTATCACGACCGTTATCGTTCTAGGATTAATTGTAGAGGCATCGTTATGAAAGAGCATAAATACAAAGTATCACTTTACATTTCAAATCAAGAAGTAATTGTTTACGAAATTAAAGCGGCGGAATCAGAGATGCACGCTAAAAGCCTAGCAAGACAAGCATCTGTAAAGGCTGGCGATAAGTTCGCTGATAAAATAGAAGTAGAACAAGTAACAGCATAAATTAACTTAAGGAGTTAATGATATGACTATAAAGGATGATTACGCGGCTGGTTATTTCGCCGCCTTAGTAGGCCATGAAGATGATGGAAGTCACTCAGCCTTTTGGAGTGAGGGTTATCTTGAGGCGGTAAATTCTAAGAAGAATGACGATGATACGGGGAGTAAATCATGAGACTTTTTACATACAAAGAAAATGAAGTTTTCCACTCGCTATTTGTAGAGGCTCAACAGCAAGACTTTAAGGAGGGCGTTAAGGATTGCAAGCAAGGATGGTCGCCTAAGCATAATGCCAGTAAAAGTTATCTTGATGGCTACGGTGAGCAATACGAGCGTGAAGAAAAGCAATCAGCAGGAGTATATAACTAATGAAAACATCAGAATTAATTAACGAGCTGGCAACGGCTTTGAGTAAGGCGCAATCAGTAATGACAGGCGCTAAAAAAGGCAGTGACAACCCTTTTTTCAAATCAAAATACAGTGACCTTTCAGAAGTCATGGAGGCTATCAGTGAACCGTTTGCTGATAACGGTCTGTGCTTTGTGCAGGGTGCTGAATTTGAAGATGGGCGTGTTGCTGTTACTACTCGCATTATGCATACATCAGGGCAGTGGATTGAAGCTGTAACTGCTCTTCCTCCCACCAAGAACGATGCACAAGGTTATGGCTCGGCTATTAGTTACGCTAAGCGTTATGGCCTTCAAGCATTGGCGGGCGTTCCTAGTGTTGATGATGACGGTCAAGACGCTGTGAAGCATAAAGCAGATAAGCCAGCAAGTGTCGCCAGGATAACAAGACTACAGGCTGATTTAATTATAGATTTACTCGAATCAACCAGTACGGATAAAGATAAGTTTCTTGGTTTCTTTGCTAAAAAATCAGGCATTGATATTCATGCAGTATCTGAATTGCCAGTTGATGCATTTACAGCGGCTAAGAAGATGCTAGAAGATAAATTGCAGGTGGCAGCATGAACGTCTTAAACCTGGCTCAAGGTTCAAGTGAATGGCTTGAAGCTAGAAAAGGCACGTTTACAGCATCGCTAGCCCCGTCAGTAATGGGCGACGGTTATGACTCAAGAGATAAAGCTATGCGTTATTTTTTGGGGATTGAGAAAAAAGAGATCTCCAATTATTTGCAATCAATGTTTGATGCAGGCCATGAGGCAGAAGAAAAAGCGCGACCAGTTGCAGAGGATTATATCGGCAAGCCATTAAGCCCGTTAGTAGGCATTAAAGAGGTTCACGGTATGAAGTTATTAGCTAGTTTTGACGGTATTGACTTTGATAGCTCGGTTGTTTGGGAGTGTAAAAATACCTCCAAAACATTCGATGAAGTACCAATGCTTTATATCTGGCAGATGGAACACCAGATGATTGTATCAGGTGCTAAAGATGCTGTTTTAACAGTGGTATCTCGTAACGATGGTGCATTACGTCACTATGACTATCAGAGTAAGCCAGAACGCCAAGAGCAGCTTATTGATGGCTGGAAGCAATGGCAGAAAGATATTGAAAGCTATGAGCGAACCGATGCTGAATGGCTGGAACTGGCAAATAGTTATAAGCACATAAAAGACCATATCGAGACGCTTACTAAAGAGCAAAAAGAAGTGACGAAAAAGCTACAAGTATTAGCAGGCCATCAGTCAGCAGTTGGTGGTGGCGTAAAAGTATCGGTATCAGAATCATGGGAACGAAAAGAAACGCCAGCGGCTTACATTAAGGCTAACGGCATTGTGTTGGCAACAACAAAACTAGATACGCCTGAATATGGCTATCGTATAACAGTGAGTAAATAACATGAGCAAAATAGGCGTAAGTTTTAGAGTAGACGTAACAAAAATTGACAAATCTCGACTATTTAAAGGTGGGAAAGGCACTTATTTAGACTTAACTGGCTTTATTGATTTAGACCTACAAGACCAATATGGTAATAACGGTTTTATCAGCCAGTCAGTAAATAAAGAAGAGCGCGAACAAGGCATTCAAACGCCGATACTTGGCAATAGCAAGGTGTTCTTTAAAGATGGTGGACAGTCACAGCAACAAGGCTATAAACCACAGCCAGCATCACCAAGTGCAGGGCCTGATTATGGTCAGGGCGGTGAGTCATACGAGGACGACGTGCCTTTTGCCCCGCACGAGAAAAACAGCATCATTTAAGGTTTCATACATGAGCCGCACACGACTCCTTGCCTAGTGCTTGACGGGTTAAAGCGGTATCAAGTGAGTTGCAAAGCCGACTGTAATAGTCCCACCTTGTTGGGGAGCTTTATTAACTAAGGAATATTTATGGCATCACAACAACAAGTGAGTAATACCCCGCTTTCACTACGGGACAGATTAAGAACGCCGGATTATTTATTTAAATGGGCAAATGAACGGTTTATGTTTGACGTTGATTTAGCCGCAGACGTGGAAAGCCGAAAATGCTCTGTTTATATAGGTGAGGAAAGTGACTCTTTATATATGCCTTGGGCGAAATGCTACCAATCAGGATGGTGTAACCCTCCTTATTCATCGCCTAAAAAATGGCTAAAAAAAGCATGGGAAGAGGCTCAGCAAGGCTTTAATTCTGTGTTCTTAATCCCTACGCCAAATGGCGAAGATTTATACCGCGATCATGTTTTTGGCAAGGCTAGCGAAGTAATTATGATTAATGGTCGAATTTCTTTTATAGCGCCGGAAGATTTTACCGTAAAAGGCAAAAAGGGGAAGGATGGCAAGCCTGACACGCCAGACAAGCACTTTAAGAAAGGCGATGAAATGACGGGCAATACACGTGGATCATGCCTAGTTGTTTATAGCAGAAGATATGAAGGTCAAACGCTAATGTCTTGGGTTAATCGTGATGACATGAAGGGATCTAAATAATGACTAAATTCGAACAAGCAAAACGCAGTGCAGAGCTTCGATTGATGCGTGCATTAATTAAGGAGCTGGAGTGGAATTATGAATAAACAAGATGCAATTATCTACACGGTCGATGATGAAGCCGGAACAATGAAATATTGGAGCGATAAAACAGGTATACACGTACCAACACTGCATTATCGAGTAATAACAAAAGGCATGACAATGAAGCAAGCAATAGCTAAAAAAGTCAGGGTTTATGCAGACAGTGATTTAAAGGCTAAGGAGCTAAGTACGCCAGCTGATGCGCATGTACTTGTTTTAGTTTGGAATAATCTAATAATGAGCATGAGCGAGCAAGAAGCATTTAAACGTATAGGGAGTTATGTATGAAAGCAGATAATAATAAACGCCTAGACCAACTAGCCAAACGAATCACTGACTTAGAAAACGAAAACGCATGGATGAAACGCGAAATGAAATCAGGAATGCAAAGCGTGATAGAGCGAATGATACGCAATAAGTTTGAAGTTGATGTGCATGAAAAATCAACAGATGACCAGCTTAAGGAGTTAATGCAATGATAATACACATGACAATCCAGCCAGTATATGAGTTTGATGGTTGGATATTTGAATATTATCGCACTAAACCTTTTGGCCCTTGGCCTTTAAAAAAAGATCACGAACCAAGAGCGAGAGCAGGCAATAAATTTTATAACATGTTTGACAGGTTTCATAAGCTGTCAATTGATGAGCAGGAGACATATAGATTATGGCGCTAATGATTAAAGAGGTGGCGGAAGAGCTTAAAACATCATGCGAAGTCGTGCGGATGATGTGCTTCAATGGGCGATTAAGATCGCATAAGATAGGTGGTGAGTGGCGTATACATGACAATGCTGTTGAAGAATTATTTAATCAGGCGCAAGATATTAAGCGGGAAGAGGCTATTACAGGGATGGTTAATGCTATCAACTCATTCGATCCTAAAGCACAAGATGTAATGTGTGCTGACCTTTACGATGCAGGCTACCACAAAGGCCCAAAGGTTGGGGAGAAGGTTTCTTATAATACCTTGCTTGATGACTTAGAGTCCTACCCACTTAGTGAGGTTGAATCATATATTGCCGAAAACTTCGACATTTTCAGGAAGGTAGAATCATGATCGGTAATCACAGCGGGTTATACGAGTCAATAAACAAACTTGAACAGCAGCTACTAGAAGCTAGAGAAAGTTTAGGTTTATTGCAAATACAGTACCACCACCAAGCAACACTACTTGAGTCTTGTGAAACAGCCTTACAGGGGCGTGACGAGAAACTACTAGAAGCTAATGCAAAGATTGAGCGGTTAACTACGGCAATGGTCCAAACAGATTACGAGTGCAGACTTAGATTTGACCACCCAGAACCTTACGAAACACTGCTAAGTCAGGCAATAAAAGAATCCCCTACTCAATCACTAGCACTACATGATGCTGATGTGATTGACTCTATTGCAGAAGCGAGTGACGGGTGTGTTGAGTTCCATAAATCACCGTATTACTTCTTAAAAAATGAAGCCAAAATACTACGCAACAGCGTTAAGGAAGGTGAGTGATGATTATTGACGGCTATAGAGTTCTTGATGTTGTTAAATCTCCCTGTGGCGAGACTGCGAATATTGAGCCTGACGCTGGCTACCCATGCTACCGATGCGAGGGTTGTGGCGCGGTGATAGGTAGCGTTGCAATGCCTGATGCTTGCAGGACTTTAATGAATAGGAATAAGGAAGGTGATAAGTGAGCGATGAAACAAGACACGCTAGAAACGCTGTACCTGCTGACGAGTTTAATACTGCCAAGATGGAGCAGGCTGAAAGCGAACTAAATACTATGAAGCTACGCTATCTTGACGCGCTGGCAGAAAAGGTAAACATGCAAGCAACTATAAACAATCTATCCGCTAAGCTGTCAAAAGTAGCAAAGACAGAGAAGCGGGAAGCTAACAAGGTGAGATTATGAGATTAAATAATAGTGAATTTACCACTGATATAGATGATGGCATGTTTTTGATATCCATAACACAAGAAAGCGACTTATCACTTGATGGTGGTCACTCGTTTGAAGACGTATCAAATACATTTGAATTAACCCAGCAGACAGCAAGAGATTTACTGCTTGAGCTTAAAGAATACTTGGGCGATAAATAAGGTGAGATTATGAGTAATTCAGATCGATTATTTGTCAAGCATGTAACGGCATGGAGGCTGAGAAAATGAAGCCATACACATCATTAGGCGATATATTTATGAAGTATGAGCGGGAATCAAATCCCGTTACGAAATCTGTTTACCGTCAAATTATCGCTAGCAGATTAAGCAGGATTGAAGCTAACAAGGTGAGATTATGAGTGCCTTAATCAAAACAGACGAGCTTTGTGACTGGTCAGAAATAAAGCAACCAGGAAAGCTAATTGAGTGGCTAAAGGTGAATAATATCCCGTTCAGACTATCAAGAACAGGAAAGCCAATTACCACCTTAGCTGCCATTAATGGTAGCCTTAAATCCTTAGAAAGCGATGAGATTGACTTCTAATGTCACCAAAACAAAGAACAAACGGATTGCCGCCATATGTCTATAAGCGTGCTAGATGTTACGTTTTACGGATCTATGTTGGCGCTAATGAACCTATGCGCTCTATTGAGTTATGCTCAATAACAGCGCCAGTTTCAGAGGTTTGGAAGCAATACGAGCTACACGTTCATAAACGAGTTAAAAACCTGCAATGGCTATTTCGTGAATATACCGATAGCCGCCAGTTCAAACAAAAAGCCGCAAGCACTATCAAGATGCAGATATCACAAGCTGATAGAATCTGTGGTTATAAAATGAAGTCGGGAAAGGTTTTTGGTACGGCTGAGATCAAAAAAATAACATCGGGTTCTATTCGTAAATACCTGGATGCCAGAGAAGCAGATAATTCTCCTGTATCTGGAAATCGTGAAGCAGCGTTAATATCTTCGGCTTGGAACTGGGCACTGGAAAGAGACATGATAGAAACAAGTAATCCGTGTGATGTAGTAAGACGCAACAAAGAAGCCCCGCGTACCCGATATGTATCAGAAGAAGAATATATCGCTGCTTATGCGTTAACCGATTCCACGCCATATTTAAAACCTGCTATGGAATTAGCTTATCTTTGCCGTATGCGCCGCTGTGAGATATTAAACTCTACTCGAGCGCAAATACTTGAGGAAGGATTCGATACATTACGCGCCAAGGGAAGTCGTGATGCAATCACAAGATGGTCAGAACGATTAACGGCGGCTATCAATTATGATGCTGGCAAAGTTAAAAGCTTATTTATAGTCCATGATTCGCGTGGACAGAAAATAACAGAGTCAGCTTTTAAGTCTGCATGGACAAGATTAAAAAAGAGAATGGTTTTAGCAGGAATTGAGCCGTTTAATTTTCACGATCTTAAGGCGGCTGGGGTAAGCGACTTCGCCGGAGACAAGCTAGCCGCATCTGGTCATCGTGATGCAAAAATGCTGAAAACTTACGACCGAAAAAAGCACTCAGTTGATGCGACAAAATAGGTTTGTTTTCCCCGGCTTTTTCCCCGCAAGCCATTTGCACCGTTTTCAAAAAAACTAAACCGTTGATTTTATTGGTCGGAACAGCAGGATTTGAACCTGCGACCCCTTGTCCCCCAGACTAGTCGCCACTCTTTATATATCAATAACTTAGCCCCATATCGGGGAAAAAGAACCCCGCCGGACAGTGTTATTTTATCTTGTGATTAAGATTTGTTTTCCCCGCTAATTACGGCTACAAAATATTAATAATCAGTCATAAATTAGCACGAATTAACTATATCGCTAGACACGCCACCCCCTCAAGATGGTGACTTTATTCGCGTAACTATTTGATATTACTAATAAATAGACTGTTTTAGCCCTGTCTTTTTAGGTCGTTTCTGGTCGTTTCAGTGTCAATTAAATCAATGACTTAGGTGATGGTTTTCCGAAAGGTTTATTTGATTAAAATAAGTTGTTGACATAGCCCCAAATAGGGCTATAATAGTATCTAACGAATCGGCAAACACAGAGAGAATTAAAATGACTAAATTAGAAGCAATCGCAATCACAGTTAAATCAGTAGCAAAAGAATTAAACTGCTCTATCATTGAAGCAGCATCAAAAATGCAAGCACAATGTGTTAAGTCTGGAAAAGTAGATTTGCTTGATGATTTAATAGAATATAAATCAGCACTTATTGAGGTGATGTAATGCAGGCAACAATGCAAGAGGCCCTGCGGGGCCAAGCAAGGTTATTTGGCAAAGGGGGCGCTCATGGAATGGCCTTGATGATGAATAATGCAGCCGATCTAATCGATAGCCTAGACAGTAAAAATTACCTGCTGATAGAGGCTAAAGCTCTTAATGATGCCGCTAATGAATTTGATATGATGCATAAGCACATAAGTAGCCGTGAAGTATGTGAGGTCCTGCTTCGTATGGCAGAAGAAAAAAGACAATCTACAAGTGGACGTATATCTGATGGCGCTATATATAACGCGATAGGTAATAAAAGTCTTGACGCTAAGCTTGACGGGCTAAGTGATTTTGGTAAGGAAATAGACTTCCCTACCAAAAAAGATGGCCATAGACAATAATGCCACCAAAGACGGTTAAGCTAAAATGCCAGCGATTAAGCGGCAAGTCATTAATTGAAGCATATATGCTGATTAGCTTTGATGATAAATTAACTATCACAAGCAACAAGCAGAGCGCCTTAGACGCGTTAAATAGTGAAACTGGTACTAATTACAAGATACCGCATTTTAATGCATGGATAGCAGGTAGCAAGCCGATACCGCACAATATACAGTCGGTAATGAGAAAGGCGGTTATTCGGTATCTGCTTGGGGATGAAGTGGCAGAAATGCTTAAGGGGATTTACTAGTGAGAATCAAAGCGTATATAAAGAAGCTTATGGAGGGGGAATGATGGATAAGGCTAATTTACTTATTGATTGTGACAGTAATGAGATAGTTTTGCAAAATGCTGTTAGCTCATACGAAGATCACGGCATGATTGCAAAAAGAAAAGAAAGCTTAAGGGCTGAAATGATCGGTCTTATATTGGCTAGTCAAGGCGCTAAACTGTTACCACTGACACTTGGAGAACTTCAAGATAAGGTGCTAGAGCAATTAAAAACAGAACAATATAGCAGGTAAGCGGGATCAATTAGGAGAGCGTGATGAGTGAGAAATTCGACAAATTCATAAAAGCACTAGAAGAATTATGTATTGCTCATGATGTGACATTAACTGTGAGTGAATATGATAATCTTGTCGTGACTGATTACGATGCATCTTTAGGCGCTGTTTATGGTGGTGTTATTGATGATACTAGCCATGCATAATATTAGCTAGCGTAATCGCTCGCCTGCCAACCTGACTTGACCATTTTGAATCTAACATCTCATTTGATGCTTTTTTATAATCATCATCTTTGATTGCTTGGATCATATTTTTAAACTTAAGCAGGCTCGGTAATCCAATATTAAATATCATTTCGACAATAACACCCTTGCGCCTATCATCTAGCTTACGATACCACGAGAAGCGCCCTGCTTCGGCTTCTGCCAGCATTACATCGTGCCGTAGCATAATCTCCGCTTCTTCTTGTGTTATGCCGTTAGCGTCTAAATTACGGCCTGTGCCGATAGTTAGATTTCCAAGGCTGTCATAATATGGCATTAACTCTGTGCCTTCATGCAGTTTAATTCTTTCTAATAATTCGCTCATTGCACTGCCTTTTTATCTGCGTTGCATTGTTGAATAGCCGCTTTTAATTGCAGAATATAGTCACCTGCATCACGTGCTGATTTAGTGGCTAATGGCTCTGGAATAGGTGTAATGCGTAATGGTGCTAGGTTAATCTGTGGGCATTGTTGTGGCGCTATTGGAATCTGCTGTGATGCGCAACCAGAAAGCGTCACCCAGATCAACATCAAGACAGCCAGATTCATCAGGTATTTCATTGAGTTGCTTCCTCGCTTTCGATAAATTAGCAGTAATTGCTTTAGACTTTTTGTCTAGCTCAATCATTTTTTGCTGCAAGTCTTGGAACTGTTCACGCTCAGCTACTAAAATGCGTGCCGTTTCGTCGTTAACTGCTCTTAATTGGTTTCCGATTGCTTCTTTTTCGCCGTTGTCTTTGTATGACTGCTTAAGCAAATACGCAGAGCCCGCAAGTGATGCCAGCAATAAAGCAATCGTTAGTAATTTCCAGTTAGATAAAAGGCTAAACATTTGGTTTTTCCCATTTCGACTGCACGGCTTTAGCAAAGCTAGATGTACCCATCAACCCTGTTCCAGACATGACCAGCACACTTGCATCGGCTAGCTTCATAAACACCGCAATCATGCCGCCAAGCGATAATAGAGATCCAATTATCAAACACACAAAGAAGCCAACCCGCATCATTGATAATTTGTTTTGATTATCGGTAAACATAAAGCTCCAGGCATAAAAAAACCGCCTAAGCGGTCTGTGTTTAATTATCATGCAATGGTTATAGGTTATGCCGGATTTAGACTTAACGCTATGTAATACAAACCAAAAGTATTTGTGTGATTGTGCTTATAAGTCCTTAGCGCCACTGCTCCACCAGTTGGGAACTCCTTATACCATGCGCCAACACTTTTAGCGCCATCTGATCCTAGCCCAGCCTCTGTGGTGTTCGCCACTAATCCGATTTCTGTAAACCCGTCACTTATGTTGTACCAATTAGCGGTATTAGTTACGGTGTAAGTAATTTGGAATTCAACTACCATACCGCCATCAAGAACTGAAGTTAGTGCTGACGTAGTATATTGCAAGCCACTGTCAGGATTGCTAACTACTGTGTTTGCAGTCTGCTCAGTTATTGGTGATGATGTATTAACGCCTCTAAAATAAGAAACTACCTGACCATGCCGACCTGCATTATCAGGCGTTATACTTACTGATGTATCAGGAGAAGCGCCCATGAACTTATAGAAAATAGCATGCTTTACATTTCCTCCTGTCTGCCTAACAATAGTAGTATATCCCGCTGGCGCTGTTGGTGGGTTGTCTGAACCAGATCCTATCTCGCCAACATTGATAATAACTAAATCATTTTCAAGGAGCGTTTTGCTGAAAGTAACAACGTATGCTGACGTAGTTCTGTTTGCGTCACCAGAATCAGAGCCTATAAGCGTTATCCCGCCAAGCACTGGCGTAAATCTGCTTGGATTTAATAAAAAACTCATGTTTGCGTACCTATTAGATATATTTTAGCGCCCGCCGCACCCGTTCCAGCAACATCAACATCTATGGTGATTTCAGCATCATCAGCCAGTGCAGCGTCAGATATAACCGCCGCTGTTGCCGCTGTTGTGCTTGTTTTCTCACTGGCATCAATCGTTAATTTTGTTGATAATACTGAAACGCCTGTTTCATTAATATCAAAGGTAGGCACTCCTGAGCTTGACGCTGTTGTTAATGAAGCCCTAACTGCTGTTAATGTAAACGCATAAGGCATTCTGAAGGTAACTTTTGCTAAGCCCGTTGTGATAGCGGCTGTTTCGTCACCAAGGGCTATCATTAATGGTTCAGTTATCGCGCCGCCAGTAAAGTCAGAAACTAATACTTTCTTTTTATTGTTCGAGTCTGATACGTCCTCAATTAAGACGTAATCACCACTCGCCGCTGTTACGGTCGTTAAAGCGGCTATCTCTCCACCTGTTGATAAGTGAATAGCATCAGTATCAGTTGCGCCCGAGCCAACAACAGGAAGGCCGCTAGCTCGCATGTAATTAGTGCAGCGATACACTCCAGCACCATACTCTATGAACTCAGCCTCATCGCCTGCTGCCGTTGTAATACTAACCGCACCAGGCAGTATTAAATTGGTAGCGTGATGGGTTAACGTTAATGCCCCGTCAAAATGTACTTTTATCAACGTTCCAGTGCCGCCCGTTGTATTGATTGACGTTATGGTTGTTGTGCCTGTTACATCGTAATAATTGCCGTCAGTAAGTACCGCTAATGCCGTCGCGCTTGCTACGTCAGCACCTTTTGACCATTGGATCTGATTTCCATTACAGTCTAAATCGCCGCCTAATTGTGGAGTAGCGTCCTCGACTATATTATTTAAAAATGAACCGCCACCACCATCTGCGCTTATTACATTCGTTCCGTCACACTGCAAGCACTGAACAGAGCCGGTTGTTAACGCTATACCCGTTCCTGCCGATGTTTTAATTGTTAATGTTTGCGCTGTTGAGTTTTTGAATACTGTTTTCTTCTCGTTAACTGGCACAACTACATTACGCCCCGTCGTCAAAACAACGCCGGAGTCGGTTAAGTTAATAAAGCCATGCTGCCATTCTTGGGGAACCACTCCTGTTACAGATAGCGTTAAATTTGCATCACTTGCAAAGTTTTTTACAAAGTAACTATTCATCCCGTAATCAAGTCCGTCTGCCATTTCATTGACTCGCACCTCTGGACTTGATGCGTTCTCTTCTAAGTGCGTAAGTAATAGATTAGGTGTTGTTGTCATAGTGTGGCCTCTGTTCCGTAGCCGTTACCGACTGATGCTGATACTTGATAAATTTTTACATAGACAGTGCTTTGCGTTGATCCAAAATCAGTCGTTTGCTGTGCTGCTGTGTAAGAATAAGACTGCGTCGATGATGTATAGCTATTCACAACCGAGCCACCATCGCCGCTTAATATTTGGATCAGGTAACTCTGCGAGTCCTCAAAAAGTGCTGGATTCCATAATGGACTAGTTATCGCTCTACTTCTTCTGGTCCACGTAATAGCCAAATTCAAGCCGCCATCACGCGACCCTTTAATATATTTAGGGCTAAAAGGCTTTTGATTAATGCCTGTATTTGTTTTTGATTGCGCAATGGCAATATCGAGCGACGTACCAAAAGTAACGGGCTTATAATGCCTAGCCGTATTAACAATAGCGCCGACCCTATCTAATGCTGTTGATTTTAATAATACAAACTTATCGCCTACTGCGTGACTGCTTACAGCCCAATCAGTACCGCGCCTACCGCGAAGCAATGTGCTTAATGTATATGTGCCATTGCCATTATCGGTAGCTGTCACAAACTGGATAACCTCACTCCCAAGCACCGCAAAATTAGCGCCTTGAATAACTAGGCTTTCTGTTGACGATGAAAGTGATCCGCTTGAGATTGAGACAGTAACCGTATTCGCTCTGTCAAAAACAGTACATCCAGCAGTAGCAAGCACGGTTGTCGCCTTACCCATTACGCTAGCACTCAAAACATCAGCCGATGGTGAGTAGGTAGCCCCCGAATCAAGCGATTTAAAAATACTAGATCCTGTCCACCCTGAGAAATAACCGCTTGCCGCTAAATACATGCCAGCATCATTATCCTCGTTTCGTAACAGAGGAATATCAAGCAGAAATAGGTTGGTCGGCCCTTTAAACCCAACGGACTGGGTATCATCCTCGCTAGCGCCTGCCGTACTTGTTGCCGCGTAAATAGTGGCATCTTCAGCTACACAATCAAGCTCTATATTTTTGCCATAGGAGATACCAACAATGCGTGCGCGCCTTGTCTTGCTTCCAATCGTAAACTGAATAATATCTGTAGGGTTTAAGTCGATATATTGATTAGTGACTTGAAGCGTGAACTTATCTCGCTCAACATGCGCATCATAAAGTAAAACATGCGCTATCTCCTTAGCATAGTCCGCGCTCATGACGATAGCCAAAGACAATTTATTGACATTTTCAACGGGCGAATTTATACGCTGTGCTTGTTGCGTTCCGACTTCATAGCTTCGGCTTACATCGGAGTAATCAACTAGCACTTGGCTAGGCAATTCTGAATCTTGTCTGCGAGTGTGAGTATATAAGCTAGATGCACTTTCGCCAGCGCCTAGATCATCTTCGGGTATAGATGAAACAACACTACCGCCACGCTTGATATAAGTTAATACATTACTGACCTCTGCCGAATCAAAAAAATAAGCCTTTTGCAGTGGCTCGATAGCCGATCTCGCTGGCATGGGGCTGGTAATAATATAGCCACTTACCGATTCAGTTAATGCACTTACATTCTGGTCAGCCACCTCAAGCCCTGAGCGCGTACCAATATCAGCAACAATATCAGATAAACTTACATCACCTGATGTTAATGACTCTAAAGCAAAGGTTCTATAACCTTCATAGCCGCCCTCGATTGGCGCGTACTGGAAATAAACACCATCTGAAACATTAACCCCGCCGTACCCATAAGGGCTATAACCCGTTATCCCATTGGGAGAGCCATAGTATTTTACATTAGTGCCATCCAAGTCAAAGCTGTGAATGTAAAAATTACTAATTGAGAAGATTAAACCGCCCGTTATCCGTATAAAATTAGTTCCGAAGCCGTTTCTGCTCATTGATGTTTTCTGCCCAGCACTTATAGCAGGCGTTATAGTAGAAACAAACGATCCAGTAATAGTGAATATATCAATCGTATAATTCGTGTTTAAAACATAAATTCTCCCCTGATAAACCTCAAAGGATTGCGGATCAGCATTTAACTGCATGGTCGTATCGTTTAGCAATGTCAATCTAGGCCCGAAAGCGCCGCCCGAAGATACAAAGAAATCCCCATTATCAATAGCAGCCCTTGACAGTGTTTTAGTTGAGGCTCCACCAAAATACAAACAATAAATATAGCCATCAGCAACGACAAACGAAGATTGATTATCGCTTACCGCCTGCGTGTTTAGCGCCATCACATATTGCGCACCAGTAACCAGTCCTGTCGCCTCGTCCAGCTTATAAACTCTAAAGTTCTCAGGCAAAAAAGGGTTGCCCCCCCCGCATACCCAGTAAGCTCCTTCTCGGCTGTATACATGAGCAGGGTTATAATATGTGTAAGCGCCTTTAGGGACTGTAAATCCAGTTACATTGACGTAAGACCCATTTGAAAAGTATTTATAGACCCACACGGTGCTTGAAGTATAGGAGTTGGTCCAGTCGCCAGCAAACACATAGCTATAGCCGTTTTCGGCATCCCAGTAAGGAGCAGTGACATTGAATGCTGCTGTGGTAGCAGTGATCGCTTCTTGGCGCTCAATCAAGCGCATAACCCTAGAGCCTGCGCCAACCACCTCAACACTTATGTTCGGTATTCTCTTTCCATACTTCTCAAGTGCAAGCTGGTCAAAGACAAGATAAGCCGTACCGCGATAAGCTTGCGTATTGGCTGCGCCCTTGTCTGCTTGAATAAGCGAATCAGCCTCTTGCGTTTCTGTGCCGTAATAGACGGTAATACCCGTAGCGTTACTATTTGATGCCATAATAGTCTCAAGACTAGCGGTGTCGCCTGCATCATAAATTAGTATAGAATCAGCCCATATCCTGCGAATACCCGCTATCTCATTATCACAAATAGAAACGGCAAACGTACCGTAATAATCATAAGTTGTTTGTGAGCTACCACCACCACCCTTACTTGATGACTCTTCCGTGATTTTTCGCTCAATTAACGGTAAAGCCCAGATGATGTTCCCTGATAATCTAGCGTTACCGTAGACAATCGGTATTGCTGCGCCATAAGCAGAAGACTGAACCTGCAAATCGCTTAAACGTGGGCCTGAGTAGTCCTGTCCTGCGGGCTGATCTAAAGCCGAACCAATTGCATAACCCCATTTAGCACCTGTTGGTCCTGCAACAAAATAGCCAATCGCCGCGCCAATTGCGCCCTTTACACTCATAAGGTATAGACTCCCTTGACGCGTGACGACCATCTTGCATCAAAGTTATGTTCAACCACCTTGCCTGCACCCTCATAAGCATGAATCAGGCCGTTAGGCGTAATAATGCCGATATGCTGTGCATTCTTACCGATTGCCATTAAAACGATATCATTAACCTCTGGCGCTCTATGTACTTTTGTTAGTTGCGAATCCATTGCTAGCGTCAACGCTTTATCATCAGGCATTCTATGATATCCCTCGACATCAACAATCTCTTGACCAATCATTTTTGCTGATAAAATGACAAGCCCTGCGCAGTCAACGCCATGCAAATAGCGTCCTTGATGCTTGAATGGTGTATCTAAAAACTGTCTAGCCGCTTCGTATAGCTCCATTATTGACCGCCAAATTTTGTTACTTGGTCGCTGCTTGGGATCATATCGAAGCCTCGAAAATTAATAACATTGTTAAATGTGCTAATGCAGGTGGTTTTTCGCTTGTCACAGCCCGCGTAAACCGTAAACGTATCTGCTACCACCACATCATAAGCAAAAGGAAGAAAAGTCGTTATCTGGCCTGTTGCGTCGGTATAATCTTTAACTTCGCGTGATAAGCCGCTATTAAGCCCCGACGTGCATGTGATTAAGCCGTAATTATAATAATCATCTGATTGCGTACCGATTAATGACGAATCAATAAATGCCTGATTGCTTGTAACTGACGTAATCGCGCCGGTATAAGTAAAATCTGCAATCGTTACACCGCATCGCGTATCGCCTAATTGAGCATTGCATTCTGCCGTGTAATACCTTCCTATGGGTTGCTGTAGTTTTTGAGTTAAAGATCGGTATTCCGCCTTAAAGCCATTTTCTGTTATTTCAACCTCACCAAGAAAGCCTTTTCCTAGGTTTTTAATAAGTGTTGAGTCTGAATAATCGACAATAAGCTCGTAAACTTCAGCGCCATCATATAAGCCATTTTCAACATCTTCTTTCACGATGCCGCCAATAGAGAAATAGCCCGACATATCAGAATTATTAACTGATAAGGTCATGTTTGCGTCTTTATTGCTAGGCGTGTAGCTGATAGAGGATAGGTACGTCACGCCGCCATAAGTGATATCACGATCATGAGATGTAAACGCAATAACTGTTGCATCGCTTCTAACCACTCGGGCACATCTAGCCCATGTTATTACTCTGTCACCCATTACAGTTTTATCTCAATAATTGGCAATGAAAAACCAAAGCTTTGAAAGTTAACCCAGCTTGATATCATGTCGTTAGTGTCAAACCTTGCTGGCACATCAAATTCAAATCCCGCCGTTACGCTCTCGCCTGTTTGTGGTGCCGTTTTTAACTGCCCTGCATTACTTGAATAAGCCGTGTAAGCAGATGAATTAAAGACGATAGTAAAGGTATTGGTTGCCGCAGCAGTAACCGTATATCGAGCAGCATTCAAGCCGGCCCAGCTACCTGTAAATGAAGAGAGGTAGACGCTATCACCTGCTATTAAGCCGTGAATCGCTGCCGTAATAACGGTATTGCCTGCACTTGAAACAGCGCCCGTAATTGTTTTAGTAATATTGTCGAACGTCACAACGCCTGTTGAAGTATCGACTGCAAAGTTAGTTGTTGATTGTTTTCCACCTATACCGGCTAGCACAGAGCCGCTCACCGGCTTTTTAATGTCTCGCTGGTACGTGAAGCCGTTTGTATACTTTTTAACGACCTGAAAGGCAACGGTTGAGCCATCACCTGACCCAATTATCTGATCGTCAAAGGCGATCGCTGAATTAATTCCGCAGGATTTATAATCACCCCAATCCTTAAAGCGAAAACCATACAATTTACCGCGCATCGCTTTAAAGAAAATCAGTATCGCTTCAAAGTCTTCTTGGTTTAAGTTTTCGTGTAATGCTTCAAAGCTATTACGCTCTTCTGACCAATTACCGCTTCGCTCTTCAAAGCCTGATACAGTGGCGATAATGTCAGTAGAGAATGAAGGCCCGCCGCTTGATCCTTGACTTATTTCGGGAGGAAATTGTGTTTCTGTAAATGAAGCCATTAACCATTCCTCGCTTGCGCCCGCTGTGCTTCTCTACCTGCCCGTTGAGCAATCTGCGCCGCTGTTTGTTTTAAAGAGCCTTCATCACGAACGCCGGATACATTAATATTGACAGTCACTTGACCGCCCTGTGCTGATAATTTGTTATTAGGAATGACTTGTGCGCCGCGTGGCATATTAACTAACTCTGGACCACGCTCACCGACTAGCGATAACCCGCCAGAGGCAAAGTCAGTCCCATTAGCATAAGCAGGGATACCGCCCAACAAGCCGCCAACAATGCCAGATATACCGCCGTTATCTTCTAATAGCTTTTTGCCGAAGTTAAGCAGGTCACTTGCTAACATGTCCGCCACCATGCGATCTAATGTCTGCTTAAAGCTAGCGCCAAGATTGTCAAAGTTGCCCTGCATTACATCAAAGAAGCCGTTTGATACGGTTGTTTCCATATTACGGAAGGCTTGGATAGTAAATTCAGACATGGCATCTGTAGATTTCTTCGTGGAGCTTTCAAGTCGGGACTGTGCTTGCTCAACTGCCGCCGTATACTGCTCTTGAGATAGCAAGTTTTCGCCAGTTGTTCTGTTTATGGTGTCGCGTAGCTCATTAAGTAACTGGATCTGCTCTGTGAACGCTTGCTGTGGCGTTTTAACTTGCTGTGCTACTGTTTCCGAGTCTAGGAGTAATGCGTTATATCGCTCAAGTATTAAGTTTCTTTCTGTTAATGGTTCAATCTCTTGTATACGGATAATATCGCCAAGACTGGCGGCTTTACCTTTTTTACTTCCACCACCACTGCTACTTGCCGATCCTGAAGCAAAATCAATAATAGGTGAAGCTGAGGGCTTAAGCTCTGTATTCATTTTGGCGTAAAGCTTGTCTAATTCTTCATTAGCCGCTTTGAGTTCATTGCGCAGGCCCGTTCCGTTATCTGGACCCCCGCCCCTGCGGTTACTTAATTTGTCTAGCTTTTCTTCTAAGGTGGCAATTTCATCTTGTACGCGAATAATGGAATCAGCCGTTCTTTCGGTAAACCCCCAATCAATGCCTAAATACTTATTAGCCACAACGCCTAGCCAGTGATCAAACTCGATTAGATGATTAACACCATTTACAATACTATTCGTTACCGCAAACACGCCCGTTACAATAGCTTGAAAGCCTTGCTTTACGCTTGGGCTATTCAATGTGTCTGTTAACTCATTAATCGATGCGATAACGGAGGTTGTCGAGCCCTTATCGCCTTCCAGTAAATCACCAAAGCTATTCTGTAATGAGGTTATTGCGCCGCCTAGCGTGTTTTTAGCCGCTTTTGCACTGCCGGCAAATTGTGCTTCAAGCTCAGTTAAGATAACGTCTTGCGCTTTAGCTAGCTGGTTAGTTTCAACAAAGCTTTTAACTAGGTCTTTTTGTACTTCGGTAAAAGTAATACCTGAGCGGCTTAATGCGCTCATGCCGGTTGTTGGATCGTTTAATGCTTTACCGACCTGAATAGCCGCGCTTTTTAAATCGGTACCCATTGCAGTAGCCACATCAAGCACTGCCATTTGAGCGCGGGGGAATACTTCGCCACTTATCTGTCTAAAGGTCAGCATTAACGCCTGGCTCGCAACAATAGCCTCATCACCATAAGTGGTTACGCTCTGTAGCTGTGAGGCGTAGTCTTGCAGGCTTTTAGATAGTTCTGGGGTATAGTTACCTGTCGAGCGTAATGTCGCTTCTAACTGCGCTGTGACGCGCTCCTGCTCTATCGTGTTTCTAATGACCGCAGAAGCTGTCTTAGCCGCCGCTACAGCAATCCCAGCAAATGCCACGCCAAAGGCAATCCCCATGCTTTTACCGCGCTTTTCTGCTTTCGCCCCATGACTCTCAAGCTTGTCAATATCTCGCGTAGCACGCACTACACCGCTTGAATCAACTTTTAAACCTAGCGTTGCAATGTCTGCCATTATTTTGACCTCATATGTAAATCATTTAGCGTGCGGATAGCTTGTGTTTCAAAGGGTGTTAGCGGTGCAATCAGCGTGCTGTATGCAAGGATGTCCGCGTAAGTGATTTGTTCTTTACTGCCGTTTGATAACTCAATATAAATGGGCCATAAATAAGCGGCTTGCTCTGGCAGTTCTGGTAAGTTTTGCAGCTCAGAAGGTTTACGTTTTAGCGTTTTTTCTACTTGTCTAAGCGACTCTATCCGGCTAATCTTTTTCCCGTCCGCATAGCCGTATAACCAAAACTGCTTGTCGGCATAAGCGCATAGGCTGTCGATTAGCCCTTGATAAAATTTCGCCTATTACTTATGAAGATATCGACCTGATTAGCGATGACTGGACTATTTGCATATAGCGCGACAGCTTTATCTATTGAAAATTCTAGTTCTTTTCCATTATCCGTAAAGCCCCGCCATCCAATAGTTGAATCAGCCAGTGTTTGCGCTATTGCATCTAGTTTTGCTTGCTCAATGTCGCCACCGCCTGCCGCGGCGGATAATAGAGATCGCTTACCTTTACTATCTGCAACGCGAAACGCTTTACTGTCCATACCAACCACCTTGATATAGCAATCAGTTAGCTTTCCTGTTAACGGGTTTTTAATCCTTACCTCTGCACCTTCTGCGTGGAGGTCTGCCGTATAAAATTCGCTAATATCCATTAAATAGGATTCCGCTGGATAATTAAGTTAGTCGTGTCAGCCGCGTTATAAAGTGCCTGGAAGTCAAACGAGATTGTTACTGGGCCTTCATCTGATACGTCTGGTTGACCGGCGCTGTATTTAATACGGGGCAAGTCAAAGAAATATTCATTACCCGCTGTATCAACTAAGGTAAAATCAATACTGGTTTCTGTTTCATTCAAGAACTTATCGAGCAAGGTACTATCTTCAAAGTAAGCCGATACCGATCCAGAAACATTACTTCTGCCGATAGAAGGCTGAAGCGTTTCAGCACTACCGACTACAAATAATGGGTTCATACCATTGTCTAAGTTAATATCAAGCGATGTAATGACTGCAATAGCTGAATTATTTTCGTTTATCGTGCCAGTGAACGAGTCAAATGGGCTGGTTGTCGTTGCCGCTGGATACGTTGCGCCCGTAATAATGGCGGTAGCTGTTGTCATACCTTTGCCAATAACACCAAGCGAACCTGTAACCATTGCATTAGGTGCGATAGACAGACTTAACGTGCTGAAATTACAGCCTGTAAAACGATGGTATTGTGTAATGTCACTAAATAGGCGTTCAATCGTAAAGCTGCGGCGTGTTGTGCCGACTTTTAGCTGGTCAATGCCTACACTGGGTACGCCTACATCCCAAGTGCCGCCTAAAACTGCTTCTAGGAAGTCGTCAAACGAGCCATACGATAACTCAATACCGATATCACCCGATGCACTCTTGTTGCCGTGTCGCATATCAGATATTTGTCTATCTGCTCGTAATTCATCAGATTGTATTGAGTCTTTAGATAAACCAAGTGTTGTTGATGAATGTCGTAATGCTTTTAATACAGGTGTAGCAGGCGTAGTGCCAAACGTACTTTCCGCAATATAAGACATTGAATGTTGTGAACCGTTAGCAATAGCCATGTGCTACCTCGCTTGTGTGAATGATTGATAGTTAATAAATACAGGAAGAACGAACCAAGCACCGTCACGACTTCCTGAACCGCGAGATACGTTACCTAAGCGAACGGAAACGCCGTTGTAGGTCAAAACTGTGCCGCGCTTGAAGGCATTAGCAATAACATCTGCTTTGATAATTGCCGCGCCTTTGCCTTTGCCTGCTTCAGAAAATATGTCTATCTGGTAAATGCCGAAATTGTCATCTAGGCCACTTGCACCTAATCCAGCTTGGAAGGTGTTAGCCGGTAAAATAGTCGGGCGAATATAAAGCGTGCCGATAGTTGGCTCATAACCGCTGTTTTCCCATGCGGTCGGTAAGCTCAAGTCGTTGGTGTGCGAATCAAGCGCCGCTGATATGTCAGTAAATGCACTCATTTCTTAGCCCCAAAAACGAAAAAACCCCCAATTAAGGAGGCTCTAAAAATATATGTTTGTTAGTTTATTTAAGTAGTCGTGCTTGCTTTTCTACTTCGCGTGTAAATTCAGCAACTGTGACCCTGACCATGCCTTGAGGCGCTTGCTTAGAGCTTCCATCTTCAATCACTTTGGCATAAGGCAAGTTGTTCACCAGATAAATACTATCGCCAAGTTTAGCCTGCATGGACTCGGTAGCCGCGCTTGATATGGCTTGCGCACCTGTTTTATCGTTAATGCTTGTGGTGCCTTGTGCTGGTCTATTTATATTAGCCTGCCAATTACCACGTAAGCGACCTGTATCAACGGGCGTGCGCTTAATAACATGGCTGAATATAGATAAAGCTGTACCCCGAAAGACTTTCTCGGCGTTACGCTCTGTTTTATCGGCGAACTTTTTAAGATCTGAGCTGAAGGACATAAGCCGCTACATCGTTGGTCAGTCCTAGAGCCTCAACATTTATCACTGTCATAGTTCCATCTGATAAAGTGGCTACATCGTCAATCATGGGTTTATTAGTGGATTCTAATAACACCTTTTTATCACTGCGTAAGATACTCGAACCATTAACCAAGCCAAGACTAAAAGACTCTGCAAAGCCATTCGCTGTAAAGCTTAAAGTGGTATCGCCTGTTGCTGTGCCGGTAACAGGATCGAACGTACCTGTAATGGTACGTGTAAAGGTAATCGCTTCGCCTTTTGATGCGAGCATTCTTTTAGCTGTAGTGGCTAAACCGCTATAGAAAGTCATGATCTAAATAACGGTACTGACATGCCACCACTTGAGCGACCGATTAACTTATTGGCTAATGTGGTGATCACTTGCGAATAGGAGAGCTTTAACGGGCTTTTATCTGAATACGTGACCGCTATACTGCCGACCTGCTCACTAATGGCTAGGCGCTCAATATTAGCCCTAGGATTGCCATGTACATCGTGAAACAACGCAACTTCAATCTGTAGCGTCTTGAGTATGTCGGGTATTTCATCTGTAGCCACTGCAAAGCCGCTTAATACTACGCCTGAGCGAGGCCATTCCATCTTTTGTGCTTTCGTCAATCTGTTGCCGAGAAACTGTAAGCCCTCACAATAACTAGCGGCCTCTAATAGTAAAGTAGTAGAGTCGCCCGTAATAGCAATGCCGCGTTCATCTGCATAAGCATCTAATTCCGTTTCTGACACAAAAGAATTAGCGCCTGCTATTTGATCGCCCGTTTCAACTATAACCATTAGCCTTTCGCCCTATCTTGGTCAACTACATATTCGCCTTCAGCAAATGTCACTTTCTCACTATTCGCATCAAGTGCCTGGCAGTCATAATAATGTTTCGCTACCGATAGCGTGCCAGCAGGTGTAAAACTCACCCTGCCATCTGTACCTGTAGTCGTCAATACTCCAATTATACTCTCTTCTAGTGTAGTCGCATCAACAGGATCTTTATCTGATGTAATGTCCATCACAAAATTAGTCCAACCGCTAATATCAACCACTACACCACTGGCATCTTTCACTAAAAATGTGTGCCTACGCGTGTCGCCACGTTTTTTGTTTATTTTTAATACCGTTGCCATTACTCGACCTCTGCTGCTAATTCTGGCTCTAATTCAGCCGTTAATTCTGGCTCTAAAATTGCTTGTAATTCAGGCTCTAATACCGCTTCTAAATCAGGCATTAACTCGACCTCTAATTCTGCAAATATTTGTAATGTACTCGTGCCGCCTGCTTGGCTATTCAAATGCAGCCAAGCAATCGAGCCATTTGGCGCAGTTGAGTTGGCTATCAATACTGACCATGCACTCATTGAGTGTGATTCCAGACTGACACTGCAATATCGGTTTTATCTTGTGCTGTAACGCCTGAGCCTATTGTGACGACAATCACCTCAACTTGTGGCGGCACATAGTTAATATCCACAACCGTTGTTGATGTTAGACCTGAACGATTAAAGGTAGCCACACCCTCAAGACCGTTATCTGTGATAATAGTGCCCGTTATGGTTAGCTCATGGCTGGAATTGAAAGGCACAAGTCTCGTGCCTCCTAATAAAGTAACGTAACGCTCGGTGAATTTACCACCACCCTTGCTAATGTTACCCTCAGCTCTCATGAACAGATTCCACTTTCTTAGGGTCTCATCAGTCCTGCGAAACGCCCGCATTTCTTTGTAAATATCCATAGGGTGAATAGACGTGTTTACCGTACTGGCACTAAGGTAAACCAATCTATTGACCCCATCTATACTGGCAATTAGAGCCATAACTATCCCCTAAGCGTTATTTTCCACGGCAGGGACACAAGAAGCAGACACAGTAGAATCAGCAAGTGTAATGGCTGTCTTTTGTTGTGTTACACCACCATCACCCTCACATAGGAATACAACATTGACTGAACCGTCAGTTGTAAAATCATGCTCAAACGATACGAAAGTATTTGCACCAGAGATGAACGGAGAAGCATTTGTTGCCACACCTTTAACCACATTAGTTAAAGCGTCATCATACTCTGTAGCACCTACGGTATTGTAGCCAGTTGCAAGGTACGTGTGAAACCACGCTAAAGTATCATCAATAGCGTTTTGACCAAGCTCGACTGTTACAGGCGTATAAACTGGATATACGCATACAACACTTGCATCATCCTTAAATTCAACAGCCAGCTTATCACCACCTGTTAAACCTTCAATAAATACCCCTAAACCATCACCAGCTCCAGTAATAGGACGAACCTTACCAGTAGCAGTATACTCATACCATACATCGTAATCTTTACCGTTTAAAGCAACAGGAGATGTTGGTCCCACTGTAACAACCGCGTCTGCTTGGGCAATAGCATCAAGATAAGCAACACATTGAGCTAAAGTACCACCACCTGTATTGTTTAATGTCCAAGTGAAGTCTCCATCCGCTCCAGCAAAGCCTGTTTCAGTTTGAGCTGCATCCAGTTTCTCTAACGTCATACCATCCCAAGGAGCAACAGGTGTGGTATATACGTCAACTAAAGGATAGGTTGCAGGAACTGTTGTCAAATGGTCGCTTTCATTCAAAGCGGCACCAGATGAGTAACCCCCAAGTTCTGTGATACCTAATGTTCCTAAAGTATCAACACGGTCATAGTTCTTGCCATAAGTCCGGATAGAGAAGTAATGAGATGATAAGGTATTATCAAAGTTACCGTTAGCTGCATCACCAAACACTTGAAAGGCTTCATCAATGTTACCTAGTTTAGTAAACGGGATAGATGTAGCGTACTGTGCTGGTTGGTAGGATGGGATAGAAGCTGCATCAATAGCACCAAGTCCTTTAGGACCGAAGTACAATCTGTTTACTGTAGAACCTGTGAGCTCTCTCCAACCACTACCTCGGAATAACTTACGTGTAGCATCACTTGCAGGCTTACGTCCGTTTACGAAGTCATAAGCTCCACCGAACTTAAATGTACCCGCTGTGAAACGGTCATATTTACGAAGGACTTCATCTAGTCGTCTTTCTTGGTTTTCAAAGGCGTACAATGCCTCAAATTTTAAACCATCTGAGTTGATTAATGGGTTAGCGTCAGTTGCACCACCACCGTGTCCCGTTAAATCGAGTGTCGCGTATGTTGATGCGTCACCAAATTCTACAGTACCAGCAGCAGTATCAAAGAATACGTTACCATCTGTAAATGAAGCGGAACTAGCTTGATATAGGCTAGTCGAATAGTTTGATAAATCTATGAGAGCCATTTTAAGCTACCTCTAAGTGTTGTTGTAGTGCGTCAGATAATCGTTCATTTTCTCTTCTGTAAGCGTCTAGCTTTGCATCGCCATTACTGACTACATATTGCATTTTAACTAAACTTAGTTGTTGCTCTTGCTCTTTTACTTCTTGCTCTTTGAGTTTCATCATTTTTTCTATGATATCTCTAACCGTAAAAGTATCTTGTACTGTAAAGTGTGCTGGTAAGTTGTACAAAATTTCATCTTGTAAGGTAACAATCCACTCTTGATTAATACCATTAATAGTAGATTGTCCGGCTTGTGCTTTCGTAATATCAATCATTATTGTCTAAGTCCAAGTTAATAGTTACTGATAAATCTGCTGCGGTTAATGTGTAGTATGCGGTTTTTTCAATATAGTCATCACTAATTACCTGTACAGCTACTGGCTGAGAGGTATAGGCATGGGTATGCGATTGCGTAGCTGTTGTATCATTTTCTAAGCCGTCAAGCTCTACTGCCCCTGCCTGAGATCCCTCAGCAGTTACTGTGTATAGTCGCCACTCATAATTAGGTGAAGGTAAGGGGGCTATGGTAAAAGTAAACGTCTTTTGTCCTGCCACTACGTCTACGATAGCTCCTGCGGTGCTTACACTTGGTACTGTTGCACCGTCTGATACATTAATCGTAAATGTCCCACTACTTGCAGTTATGTGGATTGTCTCATTGCCAGTTATAGCTCCACCGGTAATTTGAACACCACTACCACTTGTCCCTGCAACATAGCCTGTAGCGGTACTATTCCACGTGTATGTTCCTGCTGCACCTGTCAGTTCAATAGCATGACTAGCACCTACATCTTTTATAAATATACAATCGAATGCTTTAGCTAACGTTGCCGAACTTACTGCCTCTGTTGTTGTAGACTTGTTTATCGTACAACCACTTAGTAAGCCTGTTACTGTAGTTTTTCCACACCTATTAAAGGAGCTTGACGTAATAGTATTGGCTACTGAAGCCGTGCCTCCTGATTGGAATACAATCCCGTCCATTGTCTGTCCAGCAGCAGTTACAATAGCTAAGTAGTTAGTATGTGATCCACCATTTTGGGTAAACGCAGTAGCACCTGAGGTATCAAAGTTATAGTTAACAGTACCAGCAGCTAAAATAGAAGTATTTGTAAAGGTTACTGTACCAGAAACATCAAGGTTATAAGTATCGTATCCGTTAGCAGTATCTTTGAATACTAGCGTTTCACCACTTGAAACTAAAGCTGTCCCTGTTAGATCAATATCCCCTTGAGAGTAGATAATACCGTTATAGTTTTCTATTACCCCGTAGTAAAAGTCTCCAGCAGTATCTGCTAATGCAGCTTCAGAGAATAAAGCGTTACTTGTCGTTGTGCCTGCAATAGTATGCCCTACACCGTAATGAATAGTGTCAATCCAGTTATTAGGTACTGCACGAAAGTTTACGTTAGCTGTTGTTATTTCAAAGATAGACGATGCTAAGCTTGCAGGGTTAAAAGTTCCTGTTGGTGTACCTTTATTTATATAGTCGAATGCAAAGGCTTTAAACGCCCCATCCACTGCTGGATTAGCTGCTGTTGCAATACCAAACAACCTACTGTTACCTGCTGTTGACTGTAATGCTAACTGCACATTAGTGTAAATAGCGGATATTGAACTAGCAAGCCATACCGTATAAATACCTCGACCAGTAGGCATTGATGCCGATGCTGTGAGGGTCCCAGTTTCAGTAGCGTTCTTAGCTAACTGCCAAGATTCAGAGTTAGCTCCCTGAATACTGAAACCATAGGTATCAGTACCATCCGTACCTGCCCAACCTGTACCACTGTCATTAGTTGTAAGTAGTGTCATTCCCCCAAGTGTAACTGCCATTAGATAACCTCTAACTGCATAGCTGTCTCACCTGCAATGATACTCGCAACTGCTGACTGATTAGCCAGTAACGCTGACATTAGTACGTTATTTCCGTTAAGCATGTTAGTTACAGCATCAGCGTAAAAGCTTCCAGAATAGTACGTATTGCCGTGTGCAGAGTCATGGGTAATCGCTCCATCAGGAGTAATTTTATATCTTCCCCAAGCCAGACTAATTGTATAGATTGGATCTGTAGAATCCTCAAATACATAAGACTGAGAAATAGACAGTTCTTTCAGCAGTATCCAACCATAGTCACTGTCTGGGTTTAATATTCTGATAGCCATTAACCAACCCTTCAACATAGTTAATACAGTAATTTAGACTTAATTAGCCCGCTTGTGAGCAAGCATAAAAAAACGCCCTAATCAGGACGCTTTGATTTGATTACTGGTTTTGATTGCTCTGGTTTAGCGTTTTTACGTGCCATATTAACCCGAACCATATCGCTATAACTTACCGGCTTACCGGCTTCTAATCCGTCTTCATTCTTAGCCATTATTACCTCCACAAAAAAAGGAGGCCGAAGCCCCCTGATTAATTACTGCTAGTTAGTGATTAAATAAGCCACTGGTACTAATTTACGGTCGATAACGCGATCCCAAACTGTCGCTGTAGCTAACTCAGCATGAGTAAACGATTGAGCCGCTGGAGTGGTAAGCATCTGGAAGCCTGCTGGATGCAAAATCTCAGTAGAACGCACCCATAATTCGTCAACACCACCACCATTACCGCCTTGCGGGTTACGCCAAACCTCAACAGGTGTAGGAGCAGCTGCCGCACCGTGACCAAACGCGCCCGCGCCAAGCAATACCGATGTATATTTAAAGCCACTGGTTGTACCTGCCACTACAGGCATTGAATCATCAACAATGATGCGGCGACCCAAATATGAGCGATACAGCAAGTTGCCGTCACTATCACGTACATCTTCTGCACCGTTTAGCTTGGCAATATCACTCGCTATTTTTGAATGGACTACGATAGCCGTAATGCCATCGACCATGTCGCCCATCGTATATGACGCATCAATGAAATTATCATTGCTGAATTTAGTCGCTGCCGTTTGACTGCCGATAATCTCAACCGCTACATTATGCACCATATCGCCTGAATCATTCGCTACGTTGTCCGCTAAGACACCGTTAAGCGATGCAATTAAGCGCGCTTGGTTTTGTCGTGCAAAATAACGATCTGTTCTGGCGCGAATATGCTCCATAGGAGACGCACCCATCACTAACTCTGTCGCCAAGTCAGTAGATGACCAGCCTTGGTTCATGAACGCCTTACGGGTTAACTGCTTGCCTTGTAATGCTTTTTGAGGGACAGCCGCTGTGCCAGGCACGTCATTAGAATAGTTAGTTTCAATCGTGTCATCTAAATCAGTCCAAAACGGTAGCTCTGCTAAAATACCGCTTTCTCCTGCTAACGCTGATAGTAATGGGCTTTGGGTAACGATACCGCTTGCCCATAATGCTGTTTTCTCCACGCCATTAACTGACGGAAGGTCTTGAAATACGGTTACATCAATGATGTCCGCTAATTGTACTGCTGCCATTTTATATTCTCTCTATGTTTTTGATTCGGATTTAAGACGGTCGTATTCAGCAGGGTTTGATGCCCGTAACGCTTTCAATTCGCCGCCGTTCATTTCGGTGAACTTCTTATTTACGGCACTGCCTTTGCCACCGAGCGCACCGCCCCCAGAAGCCTGGTTTCCACGAATGAGCGATTGATAACGCTCACCTTTTTCAAATTCTGTCTTTAAATCATCAATAGTCGAGATTGTCAGTTCGCCTTTTGCGTCTAATACCCTGTAGCCATCGTCGGTATATTTAAGCCTGCGAGATATGAACTCACTTAGAAGCGCGGCGTTATGACCATCAGCTAATTCACTAGCTAATCGCATTGCTTCGCTGTTGACTTTTTCGCTTTGGATATTGGCGCGTAAAGCGAGTAATTCAGATGCTGCTTTTTCGCGCTCTGTTTCACTGCTTTTTAGTAGCTGTTCAAAATCACCATCTTTCAATGCTTTATCTGCTAGAGCTTTAGCCGCTAAATCTGCTTCTTCCTTGGCTTTGGCTTTAGCTTTTTTAGTTTCGCCTAGTAATTCATCCAGCTTGGCTTGCATTGACGATACTTCGGTATCACGCTTTTCAATATCAGACTTTTGAGCCTCGATAAGTGCTAGTGCTTCTTCTAATTCCATCATTGAACTCCCACAGGGATAATGCGACCACAGATCGCAGGTATAAAAAAACCGCAATTAAGCGGTTCGGTTTAAGTTGTAAGCTTCATTATGTGATGCTCTAAAAGCTGTTTGTGATAGCCTTTGGGCATCCTATCGACAATCCGCTGTATTAAGTTAATATCATCAGATTGTCTTAATTCTTTAAGTAATGGTGATAAATGCTCGTCTATTTCATTGATTAGACTTTCGATTAACTCACGCTTTCTGTGACTTTGCCGAATATCTATCATGTACTTTTCGAGTAAGTCCATCGCTACCTTTTGATTTAAGTTAGATTGTTTAATTCTTTTAGTCGTGCCAGCGAATAAACCTTACCTGTATCATCAGTAAACTTGCCGATACTTAGCTTGCCGCTTCTAAATAAAGTCGCCCTTTCCTTGCCAAGCACTTCATTCTGCACAGCCTTACTTTGACGCTTTAAATACCCGCCGTATGTTGTATTAGCTGATACAGGACCATCACTCGAAGCACGTTCACCTGTAATATCTGCACCTAAGTTGTATTTAGGGTTAATTTTTGGCGTTCTGACGCTTCGACACGACCAATGGATTGGCGGCATCGGCCCTTCACCAATCGGGTATATATTCCCATCTAAGCTTGAGCACGAAATAGTTGTGTGGCTATCCAGTGTCGCAACGTATTCTTCACCTGTTATCACATCATCATTAGCGGCATAAGTAGCTGATCGTGCCTGACCACCCATATGATTTGTTGTGGTCCTAACTAAGCTCGCCGCCTGGTGTTTCATGCGTGTATTAACTAAGTTTGTAATGTCACTGATAATTTGTTGTGATGTTCTACCAATTGTCGCGCCATCACGTATTATCTGTGCCACTTCTTTGGCTTTGCTTTTACTAAACGAGCTAATCGCCTCATCGACCGTTAGCTTTTGTACTTTCTGGCCTACTAACAGGCTCATTTTCTTTTTCGTAAGCACTGCTTGTATTTGATTCAATGAAGCAGGGTTGATTATCTCGGCGCTGGTAGCCGCTATTACTGCTTGACTTGCAAATAGTGCTTCTTCTTTGGCAAACTCGGTTAAGCCTTGCGTTAAATCAGCGCCAAACTCTTTTATAATGGCTTCTGTTAACGTGGATATTTGCCTTGCTAGCCTTACCGCTGTTATTCGGTCATAGTCTTTGCTTATAGTGCGTTTTAAGGTGTCTGACAGCCGTTTTAAGTGACTAAATAAGCGCTTGGCTTCACCTTTACTGTATCGCTCTATAAATATCTGTCTTGACGTTAAACTATCAATCAGCTTTTGGTTGCTGCTCATTATTCAATAGGGCTTAAATCTGTCATTTCTGCATCAATAATTTCATCCGTTCTATCTTCATCAATCATGCCCATCTTGCGAGCTGTACCGCGTAATTCGGTTACGCCTAGTATTTGACGGTCAAACAGTTGAACTTCTGCCATGATTTGATTTGGATCGACACCATAATCATAGAAAGTTTCGTTAATTTTATATTCGATAGGGCTATCAACACCCATAAACAAGCCACACCACGTTAAAACCGTTTCCATAGCTGATGAAGCGTTTTGTACCACGTTCGATAACACGCTATTATCGCCAGCATATTTAATAACTACCGCACCTAATGTCTCAGGTACTTGGCCCTGCTCGATGGTTCTTGCACCAATGGCTACCATCTGTTTTTCTTTGTGGCTCATGGCTTCAAAAGCGGCACTATTAGCCTGTGTTTGTAATAACTGCGCACTACCACTGCCTGATGTAACTAAACCGCGTCTAGCGCCTACTTCCACGCCGTTAGGGTTTAAGTCGTTCCATTCGGTTGTGTTGGTTGTGCCAATATCAATATGAAGCATGGGTTGACCATGTAAGAACACGCCCTCTTCATAATCCGCACTATTACGGTAATGGCCTATATTGATTTCAGCTAAGTCGTAAAGGGCCGCATCATCAATATCTGGATCGTTTGAATAAGTGCCTGCAATCACAAACGGAATAAAGCTTAAACGATTGCCTTTTGCATCTCTTGGCTCGGCAGTGGTAAAGACTTCATCATCGCGCCATACTTCAACGACATAGGTATTTTCGACTAGTTTTAGTACGCGATATTGACGTTTGATTTCAGACTTAAACTCATCCTCTGGCACTTCGTAGGTTTCAGCCAGCACCACTAACGATAAAACCGTTTGACCGCCGATAGTTTCGGTTTTCCAGTTTAATATTGATTCGGATTGATACGTTTTAATGTTGGCTTGCAATCTTAATGCTGAGACCTGAACTGCGCTTAAACCCTGCTCTGATACAGGATAATCACCTAACAAACCAAAGCGGCCGGTTTGTAATAATTCACCTACTGTTAATTTAGCGACCTGTTCCAGCGTCATGCCATCGCCCGTTGCATTGTTATCCATGTAATCAAGCTGTGAAGGTATCTCAACAGTAGGAGGCTTACTA